TCAGCGCACCGCCTGCGCGGCGCGCATCGCGGCGACGCGGGCGCGAGCACGATGTAACCGGCTGCGGACCGTGCCGAGCGGAACTGACAGAGTTGCCGCGATGCTCAGATAATTCAGCCCGAGGCACGCCAATGAGAGAATGTCCTGCGCATTGCGCGGAAGCTGCTCGAGCTCAGCGTCCGTAGCTGTCAGCCCTTTCATGGCGATACCTCGCCGGTGTCCTCGATCGGCACGATCGCGCGGCGCTGCAGGAAAAGTTCATGCCGCTGTTTCGATGACAGTCGCGGCTGCACGCCGTGGCTGAATGTCTTACTGATGAGCGATCGGCGACCGCCTTGCATGGGATGCTTGCCGAGGCCGGGACCGGTGATGCCGCAATTGAACTTGCGGACCCGCTCGGCTTTGCTGAAAGCCGGGATCACAACAGAAGTGTTGTCTTGCTGGTTGCACTTACGGTGGCCGCAGCCGACGGACTTGCCGCCGAAGGTGCGCGGGACGGTGACGTGCGAGACATCCCAAGCTTGGTCGATCTGGACTGGCTGATCGCAATGAACGCAGATCGGAAGTTCGCCGCGGCCAGCGCGATAGGCCGCCAGCTTCTCTAGTGCCCAGGTCTGATCCCGGACCTTCGTCCCGAAACGGTATTTGTACGCCATGGTTTTCCCTCATGGAGTGAGCTGCAACGACTCAGAGGATAATCAAAATTATTTTGATCCGCAAGAAATCTATCAAATTAATTTTGATGTCTAGGCGGCTTATAGGCGTTTTGTCGCGCTTTTGAGCCCGCAACCTGTGGATGAAGATCGCCCGCGATGGGAAGTGTTGGGAAGTACAGGGGGCGTAAATGGAGCCGACAAACTGGCACCGGCGGCAGGCGATGAATATTGCATCGCAGCTTCCGGAAGAACCGGAACACGCGTGGGCAATCCTTAGCTGTGTCGAGCAGCTGATCGCTTTTTTTGAGGGGCCACCGCCTCCGGCGGAGCCGGAAACGGCCGGTCAGGCCGTGGTGCGCTTCCCCGGTGGCCCGAGTTCTCCCAGGCGTCGCGCGAGGGCAACAGGCAAGCCATCGGCGTTTCCGAAGTAAAGCCAGTCACTGGTGAGGCCAGGTACGGCCCGGACCAGCTGGAAGACAATCTCCCGGCTTAACGGCTTGCCGTTCTCGAAATGGTTCCAGCGCTGGGCGCTGATACCGAGAAAACCAGTCGCAAAGCTTGCGGAGGTGTCAAAGCCGAGCATCTCGCGGAGCCGCTTGAGGCGCTCGGCTTGCTCTTCCAATTCGGCAGGCATGCGAGATGCCGGCGAGCTTGATTTCTTCTTGACCATACCGCGCGAAATTGCGGCGGGCTGAGATTCGAAGCTATCAAGCATTTTTTGTCCGTTGCGGATCAAAAGAAATTTGATTATTCCGAATCATGGCCAGAAATTCCCCCGAGTCGCGGCTTCTCGAGACAAAGGCCGAAGTGATGAAGGAGCTGGGCGGTATTCATCCCGTCGCAGCTCTAACGGGCGCCGATTGGAAAAATGTCGAGACGTGGAATAGGGCGGCGACTTTTCCGTCGCGCTACTTCCTCGTGATGTTCTGGGCGCTTCGGCGCAAGCGGCTGTCAGCTCCGCCGGAGCTATGGGGCATGGTGACGCCTGTCGAACGAAAGCAGGCGTTGTCGGCAATGGTCTCGATTCAAAAAGATCGGCTCGCGTCATGATTGGACACGCCCTAATACGCAGGAACTTTCGCGAACTTGCGCGCCGCGCTGTCCGAGAGTCGAGTCACAATCAAGGGCATTTGTGCCCTGTGGAAAACTAATTTTCTGCGGTCGTTTTTTGTTCAGTGTCGTTGCGTTTGCGTTCCTATCCTCTCAAGCCCTTGAGTCCGCAATGGCATTTCTGCGCGATCAGCGCGACCCCGTCGCGCAACTGCTCAAATCAAACCGCGACGTTCGCTCGGTGCTTATCCCGGCGATCGCCGGTGCTGTCGCCGGAATGATCGGCGTCGGCGCCGCGATCTACTTCGCGATGCCGGGTTAGATGCTGGCGCTCGGCGACATCGAGCTCGAGCGACGCAGGTTCGAGCTGCTGTCGCCGATCGAGCACTGGACGCCGGGCGCGAAGGCGCGCCTGATCGCGGCGATTTTAGACGGCTATGTCGGCCTTCAAGAGGCCAGCCTCGCGCACCGTCTTTCCTCGAGCGAGCTATCGCGACTGTTGCGGGCATTCAGCGGAGGCTGCGAGCCCGCACGCCTTCCTCGCTTTACGCCAGTGGCATCGGCGTGGCCCTTCAACGGGCTCAAGATGTTCGGTTACGACCTGATCATGATCGATCCGCCGTGGCCGACCGAGATGCGCTCGCAGAAGGGCGAGAAGAAAAGCTCTGCCGGAAAATACGGCAGTATGAGCTTTGCCGAAATAGCAGCAATGCCCGTCGGCCAGTTGGCGTCGACGCCTTGCGTTCTGTTTGTGTGGGCTGTCTGGCCGCATGTGATGTATGGCGGCAATCCGAAGCTGAGGTATTCCGATTTCGACGCGTCACGATCGCCGATCGGCGAGTGCATCCACGCCTGGGGAGCGCGCGTCGTCACAGGCGGCGCATGGCGCAAGATGACGGTGAACGGACATGTAGCTTTCGGGCCCGGCTATCGTGTCAGGTCGAGCTGCGAGCCGTGGTTCATGGCAGTGTTTGGCAACCCGCAAGAAACCTCGCTGTCGGCGCGGAATATTTTCGACGGCCTTCGGAGGGAGCATTCGCGCAAGCCCGAGCAAGCCTATGCGTGGTGCGAGGCCTACATGCCCGAAGCGCGCCGCGTGGAGATTTTTTCGCGGACATCACGTCCCGGCTGGGACACCTGGGGCTTTGAAGCCGGGAAATTCGATCCCGTCGTGACAGTTGCCGAACGCGAAGAGGCGGCGGCATGAGCAGGATCAGCGGCCTGCAGAACGTGCGCAATATGCAAGCCGCCGTGGATGCAATCGCGGAGCGGTCGCCCGGATTGAAGAAGCCATCGCTGCGTCGGTTCGCATGGAGCCGCCTGCACACCGATCTGCTCGATGACTTCCGCTGGTCGCTGGTGGCGAAGCGGGCGAACGCTCCGTTGCCGCTGGTCGAGGCGGTTTTGATCCGATTGGAGAACCATGCGAACCGCAGCCATCCGCGGGGTTACGTCGGGGACTTCAGCGCGGAAGGCTTGGCCGCGCGCTGGCATGTCGACGCGGACACCATTGGCCGCATCTATGCCCAGCTCGAGGAGCCGGACATCGGCTGGATCGACCAAGACCAGATCGTCACGTTCTGGGACCGAAACCCCGACAAGATCGACGAAACGGCCAAGGACCGCCAGCAGCGCGTCCGTGACCGCAAGAAAGGCTACAAGCAGCTGGCGCAGCAGGCTGCCCAAGGCCTCATAACGCCCCAGCAGCGCCTCGAGCGCGAGATCGCGCTCAAGGACAGTATGGAGCCGAAGGCGCTCATGACTGCCTGGGCAGAGTTGTCCGCAAGTCCAGCGCGTCACGGTGCGTCACGCCGTGACTCCGTGACCGTCACGCCCAGAGCAGACCAAAACATAAATCAAGATGTTCGGGAAAAAGCGCAAAGCGGCTCGGCAGGGCAGGGAACCGAAGACGCTAAATCCGGGGAAATTGTGCATATCGGCGAGGCCGAGCTCTGGATCGCAATCGAAGGCCGCCGGATCATCACCGAGCGCATGCGCATCACGACACAGCTCGCGGAAACGACAATCGCGCGCTGGCGCCGCGAGCTAGCCGACGACGTCGTGTTTCTCGCCTCGATCATCCAGGCTGCCGCGGCCACATCGCTGATCTCAGCGCAATTCCACGTTCTGATCTCGGAGCAGATCAAGCGTCGGCAACAAGAAGAAAAAGGGCCAGCACTTCCGCTGCCGCCCGTTTCTCTGAAGAGGAGCAACGATCGTGCCTGACGCTGACCAACTGTCGGCCGCCCCCGCGGATCCCGCGCGCATAGATCCAGCTGCTGAGCAGCAGCTTGCAAAGTCCGATGGTCAACAGCTGCTCGAGCGGCTGCTGACGACTCATAAGCGGCTCAGCAAGATCGCGGGCGAGCTCGATCTTCTCCGCTACAACGTGACCGGCAAGGTTCAATCCAAGGACAGGGTTATCTCAGGGTTGCAGGCCACGCCTATCACCGTCTTTTTCGTCGCGCTCGAGCGGATGGCCGATGAGTTCAATCGTGTTTCCGACGATATTGAGGCCAGTGTCAAAGACATAGCGGCAAAGTTCTGATGATCGATGTTCCCGCACTGTCAAAAAGGATCGCTGCGGATCTTATGGTGGATCTGCGATCGGGAAAGCTGGCGAAGGTCGGAATCGAGGAAGTCCGCGAGGCGATCGCTAAGGAAACAGCAAACCTTTCCCTGGATCCTTGGACTATCGAGAGCCTCGAAATCCGAACACTTCGTGCATTCATCTCCGGAGTTTGATGATGGCCGCCACGGCAGCACTAAAGGAGGAGGGCACGCACGCGTTTGCCGTCGGCCAGCTCAAGGCCATCATCGAGCGCATCGAGCGGCTCGAAGAAGAAAAGAAGACCGTCAGCGACGACATCAAGGACATCTATGGCGAAGCCAAAGGCAGCGGTTTCGACGTGAAGGTGCTGCGGACGATCATCCGCATGCGCAAGCAGGACGCCGACGAGCGCCAAGAGCAGGAAACGATCCTCGAAACCTACATGCAGGCGCTGGGAATGCTCTAAGGCCGGTCGAGCCTTGAGCGCCAAGTGATTGCAATTGCCCAATTTTCGCCCATCTGTATGATGGCGGCCGGTTCGCCGGGAGGGGCAATCATGCCATCGCGACTGTATCAGGCCGGAGACATTGTCTTCGTGCGCGCGGTCGTGATTGATCCGTGTGCGGATGTCTTCCAGGTCCGGATCGAGGACTATCCGAAGATCGCGATCACCACCTGGGTGCCGGCGTCCGAGATCGCCAAGGCCGAGGACATCGATCGGCTGCGGCCGATGCGCTTTCCCAGGGCGCCGCTATTGGCCCGTTAACGCCTCAGAAACGAGCCTGACGTAACCCTTTCCAGCCAAGGGGTTATAGTCATGCGTTCACCCCCCGGATTATTCCGCCTCTCGTTCATGCTGCCTGCCGGCGTTGCCGTCGATTCCGGGCGCGGCTTGCTATCGGAGAACGGCAGCACACTCAACGTCGCCAGCGGCCTGGTCGAGATCCTCGGCCCGTCCCGCGAGGCTGTCTTTGAAACCGCCGCCTTGTTCCTGCGCGTCATCCAGCGGGCCAAACCCAGCGTCTCGATCGCGGCGACGCTGGAATCGCCGCTGCCGGTCCGCGGCCGCGACGGCTGGCGCATCATCGTCGGCGCGCCGATCGCCTTCTCGCCGACGTCGCTCGATCCCTATTTCCCGGCGAGCTTCTCGCAATGAAGCGATGGAAGAAACCCGGCCGCGGATCCGCGCATCGGCGGCAGGAGGTGAGGCGGATTCCGGTGAGCTTCGACGACGAAACATTCGACGAGGTGCGCCACCTGGCTGAGAAGGCCGGCATCAGCTTTGCCGAACAGAACCGCCAGCTCGTCGAATTCGGGCTCGAGGCCGTTCGCGCCGACAAGAGGAACCGGAATGCAGGTAGGTGATATCGTCGGCTATGTGGATCTGACAAAGCCGGAGCCGCTCGACAATGAAGGCCCTTCGCTTTGGCACGTCGTGGTGACGGATCCAGCGCGCGAGCGGTCTACAGTCGAGCGGATTAATGACATCGAGGATAGGCGCCTCGATCCATATCTGCCGATCGTTCATCGCACTGAGCTCGCCGGCCGCGGCCGCAAACGTGATGTCCAGGCCGCCATGTTTCCTTGTTACTTCTTTATCAGGATGCCGGCGAATGCCGATCGCTGGCGCCAGCTGCGCGGAATCCGCGGCGTCCAGGATTTTATGGCTTTCGCGTCGGGCCGGCCGAAGGTGATGGCGTCGGCTGCGATCGAGGCAATCCGGATCAAGGAAATGGAGCTCGACAACAAGCGGCTGATGCGGCTCGCGTCGGGAGGCGAGATACCTTGGAAGCCCGGCCAGTCAGTGTGGGTCGATATTCTCCCATATCACCGCATGCTGGCCAACATCGGCACCGCTCACGACAAGGGCAAGATCGAGGTGCTGCTCGAAATGGAAATGTTCGGTCGCAAGGCCTGGAAGGTCGAACCGAAACAGATCCTCAATATCGACGTGTGATCCACTGCGATTCAGAGCTGAGCCATCATAGCTCCACATGAACGCGCCGGCCGATCGGCGCGGGCTTCGGCGGCTCCCGATCAAAAGGGAAACGCTGAGCGCAGTCGTTTTGCCAAGGTGTTCCTATGTGAAACGCTGTCAGGGACTAGCCGTGAAGGTTAGCTACGCGCGAAGCGTGCCCTTTGCGATATTCTCCGCTCGAAAGAGACGGGGGCTAGGGTGCTGAAACACCCGAGCCGCGAGCTCACACTCGCATGACCTGATCCGGCCGCTATCCGGCCATCCCGCCACCGCGCACGCGGCGGGACAGTTTGTGTCTCAGATCATGCATCAGTCCGAGTCCCCGGCCTTCGTTCCGCCGGCAAAGTTTGTTCGCGTCGTTAACGGCGACATATGGCACCTGGGTAAACACCGCCTAGCCTGCGGAGACGCCACCGATCCGGAGCTTGTCCGCCGATTGCTAGGCCGCACCAAGCCGCGGTTGATGGTGACGGATCCGCCATATGGCGTCGAATACGATCCGTCCTGGCGCCGAAAGCTAGGCGACAACGCCGCTCGCGCCGTCGGCACCGTTCTCAATGATGACCGCGTCGACTGGCGCGAGGCCTGGAAGCTCTTCCCAGGCGACGTGGTTTACTGCTGGCATTCCGGCAAGCACGGATCTTCGGTTGAGGAAAGCCTGGCAGCGGCGGAATTCAGGGTCCGCGCACAGATCATCTGGGACAAGGGCCGGCTGATCATTTCGCGCGGCCACTACCACTGGCGCCACGAGGCCTGCTGGTATGCCGTCCGCAAGCTCAAGACGGCGAATTGGAAGGGCGACCGCAAGCAGGTGACGGTCTGGCAGATCCCGCACCGCCGATCGGCTACCGGTCATGGCACGCAGAAGCCGATCGATTGCATGCGCCGACCGATGCTGAATCACACGCTGCAGGGCGACGCGGTTTACGATCCGTTCGTCGGCAGCGGCACTTCAATCATCGCGGCCGAAACGATCGGCCGCATCTGCTTCGCGATCGAGCTCAGTCCCGAATATGTCGGCCTGGCGATCGCGCGGTGGGAACAGCATACCGGCCGCAAGGCCGTCCTGAATTCGAGATGCGCGTAAGCGCAAGGGCAGCCCATTAGCGCGGAGGGCTGCGGCCGCGGCTCATACCCGTCGGCCGGTTGGTGCTATCTCGATGTTTTTGAGGGCGCTGCATGTCGAACGCCCTTGTCGATCCGATGACCTCGGTCCGCTCCTACCTCGCGGCCGAGAAATCCGCCAACACCCGGCGGGCTTATGCAAAAGATTGGGCCGATTTTTCCTCTTTTTGCAAAACCCGGAATGAGGGCGATCTGCCGGCGACGGCCATCCTGGTCGCGCAATACCTGGCGCAGCTCGCCGACGGCGGGAAGAAAGCTTCCACAATCGAGCGGCGAGTCGCTGCCATCCGCTACGTGCACAAGGCCGCGGGCCATGAGCCGCCGACGAACGCCGAGGGCGTTAAAGCTGTAATGCGCGGGATCCGGCGGCGTCTCGGCAAGAAACAGGTGCGCAAGGCGCCGGCGACGGCCGAGCTGCTCGAGCTGGTTCTTGCAAAGCTGCCGGCGACCACCGCAGGCCTGCGCGATCGCGCGCTGCTTTTGATCGGCTTCGCAGCCGCGCTCCGGAGATCTGAGCTTGTTGACTTAAATGTCAACGACATCACCTGGCGCACCCGAGGCATCATTCTCAATATCGGTCGCTCCAAGACCGACCAGGCTGGCGAGGGTGCTGATATCCCCGTTCCACGGGGCGGCAAGCTGAAGCCCGTCCAGGCCCTCGAGGCCTGGATCGCCACCGCCGGAATCATCGAGGGCCCGATCTTCCGCGAAGTCGATCGACACGGCCGCGTCGGATCTTCTGCTCTCAGCGATCGCTCGGTCGCGCGCATCGTGAAGCGCGCGTTCGCCGCGATCGGCGCCAACGTCGACGATTTCGCAGGCCACTCGCTGCGCGCCGGCTTTGTCACGACCTCGCTCGAGTACGGCATTGATGCCTTCAAGATCATGGGCATCACCAGGCACGTGAAGGTCGACACGCTCAAAACCTACGATCGCCGCGAGCGCGGTTTCGACGATCACGCCGGCGATGATTTTCTCTGACGTCGTGAGGGCGCAACGCGCGCGAAAAAGGGGCTGCAGTAGCCTTCGGAAACCAGTGACCCTGAAAGACCCGCAGGCCGCGAGGCCGGTTGAAGCTGTAGGCCGAGGTCTCACGACATGAATTATGCGATCGCCAACTATCTGCCTTATGTGCTTTCAGCGATCACCATTTGGATGACGCTGCTCGCAGGCAATCTGCATCGCAAGGCTTGGCTTGTCGGTCTTTTAAACCAGGCGCTCTGGCTGCTCTGGATCCTGACGACTGCCTCGTGGGGATTCATCCCGCTCAATATCGCGCTGTGGATTGTGTATGCGCGTAATCACTTTCGATGGGCGCGATCGGCGCCTGGTGTCCGATAACCGCCCTTAACGGACACCAGAATTCTGCGCATTTCGCCGCTTTCATAACGGCAGTTTTTGTTGGCGTTCTTTTGACCAGGCGGACTAGGGAGCGCGTGCTCAGACCACGCGGTACCACATGTCTAAAGCTGCTAAAATTGCTGTAAAACCGCTCTCCAATGCTAAGCATGAGGCGGTTTTGCAGGCCTACATTTCGGATCCTCAGCGCGTAGGCTACAAGGCTTATCTCGTTGTTTATCCAAGTTCTTCGGAGGCCGCGGCCAAGTCTGGTTTCAGCCGCCTGCTCACGAAAGCTAACGTCAAGACCCGGCTGGCTCATCTTGAGAGCCGCGTCACAGAGAAAGTCGTAGAGCTCGCGGCCGTCACTACCGAGCAGGTGCTCGAGGAGCTCGCCAAGATCGGCTTCGCCAACATGCTCGATTATTCGCGCGTCAACGAGGACGGCGATCCGATCATCGATCTGTCAGAGCTTTCCCGAAACCAGGCTGCAGCGATTCAGCAGATATCGATAGAGGAGTTCACTGACGGCAAGCAGCCGCCTGACAAGCTGCTCGAACCGCAGGCGAAGGGTGGAGCGCTCCGCCGGCGTAAAGGACGCGCTGTACGCAAAACCACATTCAAGCTTTACGATAAACGCGCCGCGCTGGTCGATATCGGTCGCCACCTGGGCATGTTCGTCGACAAGGTCGAGCATAGCGGCAAGGTCGATCTCGTTCCGATCATCAACGTGAATGGCCGCCGCACTAGCGGCTGAGGCCGCCGAGCTGAACTTCGACCTGCATCCCAAGCAGGATCTGGCGTTCAACTCACCAGCGACCGAGATCCTCTACGGTGGCGCCGCCGGCGGCGGCAAATCGCACCTGATGCGCATCGTCGCGATTCTGTGGTGCGCGTCTATTCCAGGCCTGCAGGTCTATCTGTTCCGCCGGCTGCGCGATGACCTGATCAAAAACCACATGGAAGGGCCGAGCGGCTTCCGCAATCTTCTGTCCGGCTGGGTGGCGTGCGGCTTCTGCGTCATCATCGAGGATCAGATCAGGTTCTGGAACGGCTCGAAGATCTATCTTTGCCACTGCAAGGACGAGGCGCACCGGTTCAAATACCAGGGCGCCGAGATCCACGTCCTTATTATCGACGAGCTGACGCACTTCACCGAGAAGATCTATCGGTTCCTGCGTAACCGCGTCCGCATGGTCGGCATCACGCTGCCGGCGCAGTACAGGGGCAAGTTCCCGCGGATCCTCTGCGGCGCGAACCCTGGCGGTATCGGCCACCAGTTTGTGAAGGCCACCTTTATCGACGGCGTCGCACCGCTGCGGATCTATCGCGCGGCGAACGACGAAGGCGGCATGCTCCGCCAGTACATTCCGGCCAAGCTCGAGGACAACCCCTCGATGGCCGACCAGGATCCCGGTTACGAGAACCGGCTCAACGGCCTCGGATCAGAAGCGCTCGTGAAGGCGATGCGCGACGGCGACTGGGACATCATCGAGGGCGCATTCTTCGACTGCTGGGCGCGCAACAAGCACGTCGTAAAGCCGTTCACGATCCCAAAGCACTGGACCCGGCTTCGTGCCGGCGACTGGGGATCTGCCAAGCCTGGCGCGTACGGCTGGTTTGCCGTCGTGGAAGACGATTTCCTGACGCCGGACGGCCGAGTACTGCCGCGCGGCTGCATGGTGATGTATCGCGAGTACTACCAGATCGCGAAAGACAAGCAGGGCAAGTTCAAGCCGGACGTCGGATTGAAAATGTCAGCTGAGGCGACCGGCAAAGCAATCCGGTTGCTCGATTGCGGCGAGATCATCTCCGACGCTGTGCTGGATCCTGCCGCGTTCGCTGTGAACGGCGGAAAGTCGATCGCCGAGATGATGCAGGCGGACGGCGCGGGCGCCAGCTTCCGACCTGCAGATAACACCCGCGTCACCGGCCGTGGAGCCATGAGCGGCTGGATGCAGATGCGCGGCCGCCTGATCGGTGACGAAGACGGTCGGCCGATGCTCGTTTTCTTCGACACCTGTGTGCACTCGATCCGGACGATTCCGGCGCTGATGCACGATGAGACGAAACCGGAAGATCTGGACACCAGCCAGGAAGATCACCCAGCGGACATGGTTCGCTACGGCTGCATGTCCAGGCCATGGATCCGGAAAGCTCCCGAATCCGAAGCACCGAAACCCAAGCCCGGCCAGGTGCCGCTGCCGCAGGCGCCGATGCCCTCGAGCGGAAAGAGGATCAGACTATGAAGAGCTTAAAATGCATCGGCGGCCCCAGTGACGGCCGTCGTCAGGCTGTTCGAGACGGTGAAAAATCCATTGTTGTCCGACGCTATATCTCAGCGCCGGCTGCGGCCGACTTCAACAGTAATGCTCCCGTTATGGAGTCGAACGTTAAGTACGTCGACACCATCTATGTCGAGGATAGTGTCCACGGCGTGGATGGCGCCATCGTCAAATATCTGCGGCCACAGGATTGGACCGCCGCGCAGGCGTTGAGGCACGCTCTCTCGTGACCGACGCGACCATGTCGGACGAGATCGAGGATCTGGAAGAGGGCAGCGGCGGCGACTCGTCGTCGGCCTTGGCCGAGCCGAAGTCGTCGAAGCTATGGCTCGACAAGATCACAGAGGCCGAGCGCATCTTCCGCACGTACCAGGACAAGGCCGACAGCATCGATAAGCTGTATGCCAATCTTGAGCGGCTTTCGAAGACGGAACGCGATCGGGAATTCCAGCTGTTCTGGGCGAACATCGAGGTTCTCAAGCCCTCGATCTATTCCCGCGCACCGGTGCCGGTGGTTGTCCCGCTGTTCAAGGATCGCAAGCCGCTCGTTCGCACCACCGCCGAGCTGCTCGAGCGCTGCGCGATCGTCGGCTTCAAGGGCGAGCAGATCAACGACGTCATGCTCGGGATCCGGGATGACCTGGTCATCAATGCCCGCGGGCAGGCCTGGCTGCGGTATGAGGCCGCCAGCAAGAACGGCAAGGTTGCGGAAAGGGTCTGTATCGATCACGCCGATCGAAAGGACTTCCTGCACGATCCGGCCCGCGGCTGGAAGGAAGTCGATTGGGTCGCCAAGCGCTCATGGCTCGCGAAGTCGGCGATGCGCAAGCGCTTTAAGAAGACGTCCGGCGACGCATACAAGAACGCCACCTATTCGGTCCGGACAGATGACGCCGATTCCGACGACGGCAAGCAGAAGGCCGGCGTTTGGGAGCTCTGGTGCAAAAGCCAGAACAAGGTTGTCTGGGTCGGTGAGGGCTGCGACGTCGTTCTCGACGAGGGCAAGCCGCACCTGCAGCTCGAGGGCTTCTTCCCCTGTCCGAAGCCGGCCTATGCGACGCTGCAGCGTCGGTCGCTGATCCCGGTACCGGACGCGGTTTTCTACAAAGACCAGCTCGAGGAAATTAACGAGCTCACGTCCCGGATCGCCGCGCTGTCAGATGCGCTGCGCGTTCGCGGCTTCTATCCAGCCGGCGCCGGCGATATCGGCGACGCGATCGAAGCTGCCATTAAGAATACCAGCGACAACCAGGTCCTGGTGCCGATATCGAACTGGACGGCGCTGGGCGGCTCGGCGCCGAAGGACACGATCGTCTGGCTGCCGCTCGAGCAGATCGCAACCACGATCACCCAATGCGTCACGCTACGCAAAGAGCTGATGGAGGACGTCTATCAGGTCACCGGACTGTCCGACATCATGCGCGGGCAGACTGAGGCCAGCGAAACCCTCGGCGCCCAGAAGCTCAAGAGCCAGTACGGTTCGGTTCGCATCCGCGACAAGCAGGCCGAAATGGTCCGCATCGCGCTCGACATCACCCAGATCTCGGCCGAGATCATGGCGGAGAACTTCTCGCCTGCGACGCTCCTCGAGATGTCGCAGCTCGATATCCCGACCGACGCCATGATTGCCGCCCAGGTGGCGCCGATCGAGCAGCAGATCCTCGCGGTCCTTGCCCAGGTCGAGAAGGCGAAGACGGATCCTCAGCTGCAGCAGCAGGCCCAGCAAAACCCGCAGCAGGCCCAGCAGCTCCTCACCCAGGCGAAACAGCAGGTCGACGGCCTCAAGGGCCAGATCGACAAGCTGAAGCAGACGCCCACGATCGAAGCTGTGATGAAGCTCCTGCGCTCACAGCGCACGCGGGCTTTCACCCTCGATATTGAAACCGACTCGACCATTCAGCCGGACGAGGATGCCGCCAAGCAGCGCGCCACTGAGTTTGTCACGGCCGTCGGCGGTTTCATGGAGAAGACGCTGCCACTGGTCGCTGCGCAGCCCCAAGCGGCCGAACTCGCGGCCGAGCTGCTCAAGTATGTCGCCGGCCAATTCCGGGCAGGGCGCCAGCTCGAGGGCGTGATCGATGAATTCGCCGATCGGATGAAACAGGTCGCCAGCCAGCCGAAGCCGCCGGATCCTGAAGTCGTGAAGGCACAGGCGAAGGCACAGCAGGATGCCGAGGCGGCCAAGGTCGACAATGCCGAGCGGATGGCGAATGCCCAAAAGACCACGCTCGAGGCCCAGACAAACGCGGCGAACGCCGAGAGCGAACGCAAGATCAACGAGCAGCGCGAGGCGGATGCGTCCGAAGCGCGCCGCATGGAGCGCATGGACAAATCCAGGCTCACAGACAAGCAGATCGAGCTGCTCGACGCCAAGCGAGCGGACGAGGCCGAGCGCCATGCCCAGGAGATGACGAAGGGCGATCTCGCGCTGGAGAAGCTCGATCGAGAAATTGAGCATGTCGGCATCAAGACGGAAGCCACCACCGCGGCGGCCGACGCAAAGCTTGATGTGATCGACGCCGAGGCCGATGCGGCCGCTGCCGGCGACGGATCCGAGCCCGCACCACCGGCGCCGAGAAAGCCGCGGGCGGCTCGGCAGCCGCGCGCCGCCGGTAGCTACAAGCGGCCCCACGATCTCATGGCCGACATGTTGAGCACCTTTACCGATCAGATGGCCCAGCAGAATGCCGCACTCGTGTCGGCGCTGACGGCCCCGAAAATGATCGTGAGCGATTCCCAGGGCAACCCGATCGGGGTTCAAACCGCAGGAGCTAACTAATGGCTGTTATCTATGCTGCAGGCCTGCGCACTTCGCGCATGCAGGCCGTGCTTGACGCAATCAATGCCGGGTCAGGCCCGGGCTTCATCGAGATCGGAACAACGGCCATGGCCCTCGTTCTCGCAACGATCCCGCTCGAGGATCCCGCTGGCTCGGTTTCAGGCGATGTTCTGACCTTCGACTTTTCGCCGCCTGTCCAGGACACCGCTGCTGACGCGAGCGGTACTGCCGCGGCGGCTCGTATCAAGGACTCCGCCGGCAACATCGTCGTCTCGGGCCTGACCGTCGGCACGTCTGGCAGCAACATCAATCTCGACTCGGTTTCGATCACGGCGGGCCAGACCGTCCAGCTGACTTCGGGCACGCTCACCCATAACACCAGCGGCGTCTGATGATCAGGCGACGTAGGCGGTAGGAATAGACCTTGGCTACAAAGGTCGTCTTCCTCACCTCGGGTTCGACGTGGACGGTTCCCGGTGATTGGAATTCGTCTGACAACTCGATTGAAGTCGTCGGCGCTGGCGGCGGCGGCGGGTTCGGTTCTGGCGGCGGCACTACGGCTGCTGGCGGCGGCGGCGGTGGCGCATATTCCAAGATTGCCAATCTCGCCCTCACGCCCGCTGCATCCGTTGCGATCGCTGTCGGCGTTGGCGGCAATGGCGGAAATCCTAGCGGGGCTACTGGTGGCGACACCTGGTTCAACGGCGCCAGTCTCGCGGCTTCCAGTGTGGGCGCGAAAGGCGGCACCGGCGGAACGGGTGGCTCGGGCGGCACCGGTGGCGCCTCTGCTTCAGGCATCGGCGCGACACGTCGATCCGGCGGCAATGGTGGTGCGCAGGGTGGCGCGTACGTTTCCGGCACGGGCGGCGGCGGCGCCGCAGGCCCTAACGGCAATGGTGCAAACGGAGGGCAGAACACAGGGGCGGGCAATGCTGGCGCGGGCGGCGGTGGCGGTGCCAGCGGCGGCGCAGTCGGAGGAAATGGTTCGTCCACAGCCGGCGGTACGGGCGGAAATAACTTCGCCGGTTCGGGCGGCGGTACCGGACAAACAGCCGGAGCAGCAGCTGGGCTCGCAGGTCCAGGTGCCGGCGGCGGCGGTGGCGTTCTGTCGGGCGGTGGTGGCGTCACGGGTCGCGGCTCGGCCGGCGGTAACGGCACCGAGTGGGATTCGACACATGGCTCGGGCGGCGGTGGCGGCGGCGGTGTAGGCGCGTCTTATACGGGCGGCAACGGCGGCCTCTATGGCGGGGCCGGTGGCGGCGGTGGCTATACGGTTTCCGGAGTCGGCACGCCTGGCAATGGTGCGCCAGGTCTCATCGTCATCACCTACAACGCGATCGTTCGGACCGGCACTATAGCTGCGACGGAAGGCGCTGACAGTTGTGCAATCGCCGGCGATATTCTGGTCAAAGGCCCTTTAACCGGCATCGAAGGTTCGGACACCGGCAGTATTGCCGGGAGCGTTCGCTACGTCGGCACATTTGCCGCGATCGATGGCGCTGACTCGGGCGATTTCTCGGGCATCGGCGCGCTATCGGGCAGCTTGAGCGCCACCGATGGCGCGGACGCTGCAGATATCAGCGGCAACGTCATCGTTGCCGGTACGCTCTCTGCCGTCGAAGGGGCAGATGCTGTAGCCAGCGGAGGCGACGCGATCGTCGCCGGAACGATCGCTGCGATCGACGGAGCCGACCAGAGTTCAATTTCCGGCCAGGTGATTGTATCCGGCGGGCTGGACGCGCCGGACGCCGCAGACATCGCCGCGATCGGCGGACGCGTTCTCCTTCTGGGATCGGTCGCTGGCACTGATGGCGCCGACGCCGTAGCGTTGCTTGGCAGTGTTCCTGCGAGCGGCACGCTTTCAGGGTCCGATATCGCCGACGCCGGTTCGTTTGAAGGCCTGGGGACACAAACCGGAGATCTTGCTGCCGGCGAGGGCGCCGACCAGGCAGCCGTGCTCGGCCATGTCCTCGTTCAAGGTTCGCTTGCTGGTGCTGATGGAGCGGACGAAGGCCGGCTCCTGGGCGGACGTCCGGTCGCCATCGATCAGGCTGACGGCTATCCGCGGGACCATGATGCTGAATATGACGCGATCGAGCGCGTTCATGAGCGGCGGGAACAACGCGACAAGGACAATCAAGAACGGCTCGATCGCGCGCTCGATCGAGCATTTCGGGAAGTCCTCGAGGAGCCTGAAACACCGGTTGAAACGATCACGCCGGCTGTCGAGCGCAAGATTGCGCGTGTGGCCATTCAGGTCATGCGAGATCAAGGGCTCGAGGATCTGCGCGTCTCGCTGGCGCAGGCGCTGCAGCTCGTCCGCCAGTTCGAACAACAGCGGCTAGAGGCCCGACAGCGGGCCGAAATCATCGAGCAAGCGCGCATCCGGAAGAACCGCGCCTTGGCTGTTCTTCTGCTCGCGGCATGAAATCGGGGAACGCGCATGGCTTGGCCGATCGTGATCGTTGAGAGCGGCGGCATTCCGGTCACCGAGGCCGCGAACGGTCTCGGCACGCCGGTTGAGGTCGCCGCCAACGGCGCCGGCACCGCCGTGACCATCGTCGAAAGCGGGGGGCTTCCTGTCGTCGGCACACCGCCGCCGGAAGAACCGTAGGAGATCGCGGGATGTCATATCGCGAAAATTACAAGTTGATCGACTTCTCCCAGGAGATTGTCATTCCGCAGAAAGTGCGGCCGCAGCCCAAGCGCTCGCATTTGCCATGCCCGCGGATTGCGTCAGATCACATGGAGCCAGTCCAGTCTCAGCTCGACGGCAAGATGTACGAGTCGAAGTCGGCATTGCGCGCGACCTACCGCGCCGCCGGCGTCATAGAAGTTGGAAACGATCCGGCCAGGCTTCGCCCTAGAAAGAAGAAGCCGATCGACGACAAGGCCATTGCGGACACGGTCGACAAGGCCGTCGCCAAGTTCAACCGCGGCGAGCGGGTTTCTCGCTAGCACCCTCTCAGACAGGAAAATCACATGACCATCGATACCGGTGGCGCTGCGGCGTCGGCTGATCCCATTGACGTGTCCGGCAGTGACCAGGTGGTTACGCCGCCGAATCCGATCTCGACCGAGCGCGAGCCTGCAGCACCTGCAGCTGACAAATCGAAGCCGGTTACGCTAGACGACGCGCTCGATCGCGCCATCGCGAAGGTCGATGAAGACGAAAAGGCGGGCAAGGACGCTCCGAAGCCGATCAAGTCCGAGCAGCCGCGCGATAATGGCAAATTTGCCGGTAAGGATCCCAAGGACGCGCCGGCGAAGGATGCCAAGGACGTCAAAGATCCTGCCGCAAAACCTGCAGCTGCAGAACCAGCGGTAAAGCCAGGCGATCAGCCTGGCGCGAAGCCGGCGGCCACTGATAAGCCCGCGGCGGTCGATCCTGCTGCCAAGCCTGCAGCTTCGACGTCGCCGGCGCCGGCCAGGTTCTCCGCCGATGCCAAGGCCGTATGGGATACGGCTCCGGAGCCGGTGAAGGCAGAAGTCGCGCGCATGGAGCGCGAGCTCACCGCCGGCATCGAGAAGCACCGCGTCGCCGCCGAGCGAGACAGCAAGATCGCGCCGTTTCATCAGATGGCCGAAGAGAGCGGCACCGACGTCCATACGGCGCTGACGAAATACACCAACTTGGAGAAGCTTCTCCGGACCAACCCGCTCAAGGGCATCGAGGCGGTCTGCGAGAACATCGGCGTTTCGCTCAAGGAAGTCGCGCAGATCGTTCTCGGTCAAACACCCGACCAGGAGCGCAGCCAGCAGGAAGCGACGATCCGCGACTTGCGGGCCACGGTGCAGCGGCTCGAGCAGAGCGTCACCGGAATCACGAAGAACACCGAACAGCAACACGTCAAAGCGATCGAAACTCATATCGGCGAGTGGGCCGAGAGCAGGCCTTACTTCGAAGCGATCGCGCCGCACATTGCCAACGAAATGCGCGAAGGTGCAGCCAATCTCGACGACGCCGAAGCTCGGGTCTTTCAGAAATTCCCGGCACTCGCGTCGCTGAAAACGACGGCCACCAAGGCCGACAAGGATCCGCCGGCAGCCTCATCCGCTGCGGCGAACGCTGAGGAGCTCGCGGCTCAAACCCGTAAAGGCTCATTGTCTATCACCAGTTCTCCCTCGGCTGGCTCAGACCCAGCGCCAAAGAAGAACTCCAAATCAATCGACGAAGCCATCGATCGCGCGTTCGCGGCCGCTGGATAGTCATTTCTCATAGGAGGGCGGCATGCCCTTGACCACTGTCGAGAAGAATCAGGAAATCCTGTCTCTGGCCCTCGAGGACCGTTCGGCCGGCTACCAGGACCTGGTGTCCAATTCCAACGCGTTGCTCGCAACGCTCAAGCGCAAGGGTTTGTGGGAGCCGTACTCGGGTCCTAAAATCCGTCAGCGCCTGCTCTATAACAAGACCGGATCGGCTGTCTGGTACAACGGTTTCGACTTCTTGAACCCGCGTCCGGCCGAGCTGTTCAACGACGCTGAGTATACGCCGAAGATGCTGGCGGTGGCTGTTGTGCTCTCCAACGAGGAGATCCTCAACAACTCCGGCACCAACCAGCTCAAGGACGTCATGAAGTCGCACATCAAGGCGGCCGAAGGCGAGCTCGAGGACGTCACCGACGCGTCCCTGCATTCCAACGGCTCCGGCTTTGGCGGCAAGGAACTCGGCGGCCTGCAGCTGGCGATCCCGACGGTCACGAACGCAGGTTCGTACGGCGGTATCAGCCGTGTCGACAATGCGATCTGGCGCACGTCGTATTTCGACGCGCACACCTTCGCGACCGATATCGGCACTCAGGTCAACGCGACCACCATCCGCCCGATGTTCAACCGGATCATGACGCAGCGGTCCCGCAATAAGCGCGGCGCCGATCTGCTGTTGTGCTCGGCCGAGCACTATGCGGCCTATGACGCGGCGACCGTCGCGATCCAGCGCATCAACGACGAAACCGAGCTCGGAAAGCTGGGCTTCCAGTCGCTGAAGTACTTCGGCGCCGGCCGCAAGGCAGAGATCGTCCAGGACGGCGGCATCGGATCGAACATGCCGTCGAACACGACCTACGGCATCGAAACCGCTTCGATGCGCATGCGCTACCACCCGGAGCGTAACTTCTCGAAGATTGGTTCTTCGATGATGCCGATCAACCAGGACGCTGTTGTCCAGTACATCGGCCTCATGGGCGAGCTGACCATGGAGAACCCGCTCTTCCAGTGGAAGCTCGGCGACAGCAACCCGGCCGCCTAAGCCTCCTGATCCGGCGGTCTCGCGCCGCCGGGCCTCGAGCTCAAGGCAATTCAACCGATCACATTGATCAGAACGCGTGAGGAGATTCGCGCATGTCGAACTTTGTTCCTGTAACCCCGAGCCTCGGCTTTCCGCCGATCGCATCCAGCAACGCGGACGGCGCGATCGCTGGCCGCAGCTCGTACGGCCCTTGGCTGGGCCGCACCATCGAGGCCATCGATGCCACCTACGGCAACGGTGAATTCATCTTCCTGAAGGGCGTCGCCGATACCGAGGTCGGCTCGGCCGTCCTTTACAATCCCGACGACTGGTCGACGTCGCTCCTGGCCGCCAATGACATCGGCTCGGTGGCGATCGCCATGTCGGCGAACGGCGCCAACAAAGGCGGCTGGTACCAGATCCGCGGCAAGGCCGTGGTGAAGGCCGGCACCGTGTCGGACAACGGCAACGTCTATTCGACCGCCACCGCCGGCACGCTCGACGACGCCGTCGTGGCGGGCGATCGGGTCAAAAACGCGAAGTTCGCCTCTGCAAACGGCACGCCGTCCGCCGGCCTGGCAGAGATCGAAATCGATCATCCGTTCGTCGACGACGCGGTCGCGGCCTAACGGCTTCGCGACAGATCCCGCCGCGGATCAGCCGCGGCGGGTTTTTCCCCTTGCACTCCCTCAGACGGAAGGTTTCCCATGCCCAAGATTGACAAGCTCGCCACCGAGAACCTCACGGTCGCGATTTTCCGCATGCACTCGACCAAGGACGACGTCGCGTCGAAGAAGGCCGGCCGCCCGATCTATGTCGACATGGAGGTCTGCGAGCTGCGCTTTGCCGCGAACCGTCAGACCGTCGGCGTGTTTCCGGCGCACGAAATTTTCAAATGGAACGATGATGCCGAAACCGGCGAGCGCGAACCGCTGACGTACGCGCTGGCGTATCCAGAACAGTATCGGAAATTCAAGAATGGCGAGGCGCAGGTTGCGTCCGGCACGCCGCTGTCGGAGTTGCCGTTCCTTACCCAGGGTAAGCGCCTCGAGCTCAAGGCGCTCAATATCCACACAGCCGAAGCGCTGGCCGCCCTCGACGGCACGCCGCTCAAGCAGCTCGGGCAGGGCGGTCGCACTCTGAAAGAGCAGGCGCAGGCCTATATCGACAAGGCCGCCGGTACCGCGGATGTGTCCTCCTATGCAGCGGAGAACGTCGAGCTCAAGCGCCGTCTGGCCGCCCTGGAAGCCAAGGTGTCTGCATCAACTGCCAAACCGGTAACGGCAACTGCCACATCGGCAGCGGCGAGCGACGACGACGTCGGCACCGCCGGTGATGATGCAGTCGGTGAAGGTGAGGACGACGATTTTGAAGCCGGCGAAGGTCCGGGCAAGGAAGGCGACTCGCCATTCTTTGTCATGGCGGCCGAAGACATCGTCAACTGGCTCAAGGAAACGACCGGCAAGAAACCGCGGGCCGGAACCAGCCATGCCGCGCTGGTGAAACTGGCCGACGAAGTGAACGCTGCGCTCGCCGAAAAGGCGAAGGGCACTGAGGCGGCCGCGTGACCGTTCTCTCTGCCGCACAATCGGCCGGAATAAGGTTGCTGGGCGTCAAACCCACGACCTTGTTCTCGACCAGCGATGCCTTCGCGATGGAGTTGGCGGATCTCGCCACCGAAGTCGCGACGGACATCGCTGAGCAGTACGACTGGCGGCAGCTTCATGAACTCGCCCAGTTCACCGGCGACGGCGCTGCGATCGCCTTCAACCTGCCGAGCAACTACGACCGCATGCTGAAGAAGGCGGAGGTCCATTCGAAGGACTGGCAGACGTCGAATTTCCGGCGAGTGCGGGATCTCGACGAATGGATCTATATCCAGCAGACCGCCATCAGCGGCACGCCTGGCAACTGGATCATTCTCGGCGGCAAGTTTCAAAGCTTCCCGCCGCTGCCGATCGCGGAGATGGCCAAATTTTACTACATCCGCAAGGCGATCGTAACCGGAACCGGAACCGGCGGCGCTTCGAAGCCAGCGTTCACCGATGATAGCGATACATTCGACTTGTCCGAGCGCTTGCTGACACTCGGCTTGATCTGGCGCTGGCGATCGCAGAAGCGGATGGAATATGCCGAGGATCTGAAAAACTACGAACTCGCGCTCGAGAAGGCTATTGCCAAGGACAAGGGCTCCAACATCCTCACGGTCGGGACGCAGCGCGTGCCGTCGAGCTCGACACTTGCCTATCCCGGCGTGCTGGTTCGGTAATGCGAAAGCCAGCCGCCGCGAACAAGCCACGTATTGCCAAGCCGGCGAGCTTCCCCGCGCCGGTCGGCGGCTGGATCAAAAACCAGAATCTCGCCACGCCTGGTGCGAGGCGTCCGGACGGATCGAAGGTCAATGGCGCCTTCGTCCTGGAAAATTACTTCCCGACGGCGACCGGCATTCGCATTCGGAAGGGCTCGAGTGTTTTCTCCACCATCGCCGCCGGCGTTGGCACGGTCGACTCGCTGTTCGCTTATGTGAACGGCGGCAATGAGAAGCTATTCGCGGCCAACGAGACCGACATCTGGGATATTTCGACGCCGGGCTCTCCGGCTTCGGTAGTTTCAGGCCTCACGTCGGGCGAGTGGTCCGTCGCGCAATCATCGACGCCTGGCGGGATATTCCTCCGGGCTGTCAATGGCGCCGACGATCCGCAGCTCTTTGACGGGACGTCCTGGGGAACTGGAACGCCGATCTCAGCCGCCGGGCTCGATCCAAAGACGCTGGCCACGGTATGGATTTACAAACAGCGTGCGTTCTTCACGCAGAAGGACTCGCTCAACGCCTGGTATCTTCCGGTCGATAGCCTCGGAGGCACTGCGGTACTGCTTCCGCTCGGCGGAGTTTTCACCAAGGGCGGCTCACTGCTGTTCGGCGCGACCTGGTCAATCGAAAGCGGTAACGGTCCGAACGAGTATTGCGTGTTCGTCTCGACCAAGGGCGAGGCGGCTGTCTTCACCGGTGCTGATCCGAGCTCGGCTGCGACCTGGACTAAAGTCGGCGTGTATCGGATAGGGCGGCCGCTGGGCCCGAAGGCACACATTCCGGCCGGCGGTGACCTGGTCATCGCGACCGATATCGGTTTCGTTCCGCTGTCCCAGGCCATGCAGCGGGATTATTCGGCACTTTCGCCGGCGGCGATCTCCTATTCGATCGAGGTTGCCTGGAATGAAACGGTCGCGGCTCGCGCGGGCACCGGCTGGGCCTGCGAGGTTTGGCCGACCGAACAGATGGTCGTGGTGGCAATCCCGACCGGAGTGAACGATCAGCCGCAGATGTTCGTGGCGAATGCGCGTACCGGCGCCTGGGGACTTTACACCGGATGGAACGGCCGCTGCCTGCAGCTCTTCAAGGATCGGCTGTTCTTTGGATCGACCGACGGCAAGATCATCGAGGCCGAGGTCACCGGCGCCGACCAGGAGCTGCCGTATACCGCGACCTGCGTTCCGCTGTTCGACCCACTCAAAGCGCCGGCCTCGCTGAAGACGTCGCTGCTGATGCGCGCCACGATCCGAGCCTCGGCGGAAGTCATTCCGAAACTATCGCTGCAAGCCGACTACAAGCTGAATCTGCCGACGGCACCGGATGACGGCACTGTCGCCACCGGTAACGTCTGGGGCGTCGGTGTCTGGGGCGTTGCGACGTGGAGCGCGCCGGCGCAGAAAAACATCTATCAGCGCTGGCAGCCGGTCGGCGGCAGCGGCTACGCGATCGCGCCGGCTATGCAGATCACCAGCGGCAGCCTTGTTCCTCCCGATGCCGAGCTCGTGGTGATCGATATGACCTATGACCAGGGCGATATCGCTTCGTGATCGGGGTCAAGTTCTCGGATCCGCAAAAGAGCCCGGAATTCAACGAAGCCGTCGGCGAGTTTGTCTCAAACGTGATCTACGGCGAGGGCGGGCATTTCTCGAGCTTCTGCTCGCTTGCTGTCCTCGATGGCGGGGATCTGATCGCCGGCGTGCTGTACCACCACTTCAGTCGGCGCGACGGCGTGATGGAAATGAGCGCCGCGTCGATCGACAAGCGCTGGCTGACGCGGCCGGTTCTCAAGGCAATGTTCACCGTGCCGTTTGAGCTGTTTGGCTGTCAGCTCGCAGTGCTGCGGGTCTCTGAGCATAACGCGCCCATGCTGCGCATCGCGAAGGCCTACGGTTTCAAAGAATACGTCATCCCCAGGCTGCGCGGCCGATCTGAGGCCGAGCACATCCTGACGCTTGCGGATGATGACTGGCGTGCGAACCGATTTGATAGGGGCAGAAGCTAATGGCGAAAGACACTCCCGCACCGCCGGTTGCTCCGGATCCGATGGCCACGGCGCAAGCCCAGGGCCAGATGAACCAGAACACGGCCGTCACGCAGCAGCTGCTGAACATGACCGACCAGGTCACGCCGGACGGCTCGCTGAAGTACGATCAGACCGGCACTTCCACGTTCACCGGCGCCGACGGCAAAACCTATACCGTGCCGAAGTTCACGGCGACGCAGACGCTATCGCCGGCGCAGCAGGCGCTGCTTGATCTGACAAACAAAACCAAGTCGAACATCGGACAGATCGGCGTCGATCAATCCGCCAAGATCGGGGACTTGCTCGGAACGAATTTGAAGCTCGGCAACGAGGCGACCGAAGCGCGATTGATGGAGCTTGGCTCCGCGCGGCTGGATCCGCGATTTGCCAAAGATGAGGATGCACTGCGCACGCGCCTGTCTAACCAGGGCATCCAGCCCGGCTCGGCGGCCTGGAACGCGGAAATGACGCGCTTCACCGAAGGCAAGAACGACGCATTTAATCAGCTGCTGCTGACCGGCCGCGGGCAGGCCAACAGCGAGATCATGGCCGAACGCAATTCACCCATTAACGAGATATCGGCGTTGATGTCGGGATCCCAAGTCTCCGCGCCAAGCTTCACGAACACGCCGAACACCAGCGTCGGCGGCGTCGACTACGCCGGCATGGTCAATAACAACTTCAATGCGCAGACCTCGCAATACAACACGGCGGTCGGCAATCAGAACGCAGCCATGGGCGGCATGTTCGGCCTCGCCGGCACGCTCGGTAGTGCCGCGATGAAGTACGGACCCGGCTTGATGGCGATGTCCGATCGGCGGCTCAAATCGAACATCGTTCGCATTGGTACGACCGTCCTCGACCTGCCGACCTACGAATACACGATCATGGGCCGACGCGAGCGCGGCGTGATGGCGGACGAAGTCGAGAAGGTGATGCCGGCGGCCGTCGGCAAGCATTGGACCGGTTATCGCATGGTCGATTACGCGATGTTGATGGGAGCTGGCTAATGGCAACTGAAGTCGCGGCTCCATTCGTCTGGGGCGATGCCGGCGCGCAGCTCACGCCTTCGCAGATCGCAGCTCGCCGCCAGGTCGCCGCGGCGATGATGCAGCAGGGCATGGATTACAGCCCGGTGAAGTCAGCCTGGCAGGGCGCGGCGCGGGTGGCGCAATCGCTGCTCGGCACTGCCGACAGCATGTCCGCCGATTCCGCCGAGGAGAAGGGCAAGCGCGAAGCGATCGCACAGGCCCTCGAGGTTTTCCGCGGTGGTCAGCCTGGCGCGACCTCGAGCCCAGCGGCTACACCGACCGGTGATGTCTCGATCGGCCCGGTGGCGACGCCGGCACCGGATCCGGTGCGGCCTGCGCCGGCGAACACGTCCATGAAGATTTACGGGCCGAACGAGTCTTCGCCGCTGGATCCGCCGGTTGGCGCGGATCGGGATCTCATGATCCGGACGGTTTACGGCGAGGCGGGCAACGAACCGACGGCCGGCCAGCTGGCGGTCGCCAGCGTTATCCGGAATCGGGCGGTCGATGGCGGCTATGGCGGCGATACCATCCCGGGCGTCACGCTGGCTAAAAACCAGTTCGAACCCTGGAACGGCGGCGTCGCCAAACAGCGCATGCTGGCGCTGTCGCCGGATGATCCGAAGTACAAGGCGATCGGTGACCAGGTCGACGCGGCCTATTTCGGGGCCAATGACCCGACCGAGGGGGCGACGCATTTCTTCTCCCCCGGCGGGCAGGCCGCGCTCGGCCGGCGAGATCCGTCGTGGGCGAAGGGCGATTTCACCGAAATCGGCGGTCACCGGTTCTACAGTCCCGACGATGAACCGCCGGCGGCGCCCGTCAGGGTCGCGTCCGCAATGCCGTTCGCACCGGCCGGCGCTTCGGCGCTCCCGCCGGGAATGCCAACCGGTGGACTCCCTGAGGCCGCCCAGCCGCCTTCCGGACCATCGCCTGGAACGGCCACGTTGGCCCAGGCAATGCAGCCTCAGTCCCGGCCAGCACCCGCCGCGCCCGCACAGGCGCGTCCTGGCGTCGACGCCATCGCCCGGGTGATGGCAAATCCGTTCCTACCGGCACCGCTCGCCACGGCGTTGAGCGCCCAGCTCAAGCCGCGGGACCGCCACACCCAAGAGACGGATGCTGCGGGCAACATCTGGGACGTGAACCAGCTCACCGGCCAGCGAACCGTCGCCCTCAAGAAGGATCCGGCCTACACCGCGCCGTACCGGGACGAAGACGGTAACCTGGTGCAGAAGGATGCCAGCGGGAAGATCTCGGTGGTTTCGGCCGCCGAGAAGTCGCCGCAGAGCGTCCAGGAGCACGAACACTACAAAAAGAACTTCCAGCCGACCGAGCTGACGCCGAAGCCAATGCCCTACGAGGCATGGGTGACGGCGAAGGCGCGCGCCAGCGCCACGACCGTGAACATGGGCGGCGGCAGCGACAAGCAGATCTTCGACACGATGGACGCAGGAGCCAAGGAAGCCCGCTCAACCGCAACCGGCCTGGTCGCGCTTCGATCCGCGCGCGCCGCCCTCGATGGCGACGGCGGCACCATCACCGGCTTCCGGGCCAACGAGCGCCTGGCGCTGCAGAAGGCCGGCGCATTCCTCGGCGTGACGGATCCGAAAGCCATTCAGAACACGGAAACCTTCCGCTCCGCGATCGCGCCGCAGGTAGCCGCAGTCCTGAAAGCGACCGTCGGTACCGCAAACATTTCGAACAGCGATCGCGAGTTCGCCGAAAAGGCCGCCGGCGGATCGATCACGCTGGACGAAGGCTCGATCAAGCGGCTGCTCGACATCATGGAGCGCGCTTCGGTCGCGCGCCTGCAACTCCATCAGGAACAGCTCGACGCGGTTTATCCTGATCCGGTCGCCAACAAGCGAGAACGCGCGCTGTTCGGCATCAAGGTGCCGGCGGCAGATGCACCGGCGCCGCCTGCCGGCGCGACCTCCAGCGGAATCAAATGGAGCGTTAAATAATGCCGACGCTCGATATTGGCGGACGTCAGGTCGAGATAGACGACGGCTTTCTCAAGCTGTCGCCGGCCGAGCAGAACGCAACCGTTGAAGAAATCGCGAAGTCGATCGGCGCGCAGCCCGCGGCCGCAGCGCCAGCTGCAGCTGCTCCTGCGCCGATGGCTGAGAAGGCAGCGCCGCCAACGCCGGACGTCACGCCGGCGGACGCAGAAAGCCGCGTGCTCGGATTGATGAAGGCCGGCGGTACCGGCGTTGCCAAGGGCGCGATCGGTCTGGCTGGCCTGGTGCCGATGCTCTCGGATCTGGCGCATACGGGCGCGAATAAATTTCTGTTCGACCCGCTTTTCAACGCGATCAGCGGTCCCCGCAAAGACGCACCGATGCCTGCGGACATCAACAAGCTGGCGTCGCCGGATTCGATCGAGCACGGCATCGAAAAGGTCACCGGCGAATTCTACAAACCGAAGAACACCGCTGAGGAGTACGCCCAGACGATCGGCAGTTTTCTGCCGAACGCGGTCGGCGGCCCGGGCACTGTCGGCACCAGGCTGATCACACAGGCGATGCTGCCGGGCGCCGCGAGCGAAGCGGCTGGGCAGGCCACGAAGGGTACGATGTTCGAAACGCCGGCGCGCATCGGCGCCGCGATCCTGTCACCAGTCGCGACCACGGCGGCCGCGCGCGGCTTCGATGCGGTCCGCAACGTCGCCGACGGCATGTCGCGCCGAGCATCCAATCACATGGTCAAGGCGATGGAAGCCGATACGCCGGCGGCGGTGCGCGCTGAAGTCGATCGACTTGGCCCAGATGCCATGCTCGCCGATGCCGGTCCGGCCTTTCTCGGCAAAGCTCAAGGCGCGTCGCTCAATAGCGACCAGGGCCGATCAGTGATGCAGACGGCTCTCACGCAGCGCGATCGCGGAACAAATTCCCGGATCATGGGTGACGTCGATCGAGCGTTGGGCCCGGCCGAAGATCCGCTGACGGTCACGAACGCCATCAAGGCGCGCCGTTCGGAAGTCGACGGTGTTGCCTACCCGCAGGCCCTGGATAATGCGCCGGCTGTTCGGACCGCGCCTATCCTTGCTCAACTCGACGATATGATTCCGCAGTCTGTCGGCCTCGAGCAACGGGCGCTGCAGACACTGCGCGACATGATGACCCGATATGAACGGCGACCCCGAGTCGATGCCGAAGGTTTTCCGCAATACGACGGCCGAGGAAATCAGCTTTGGGATGACGTCCCGGTATCGCAGAACAATGCTTCTGTGTTGCACAAGGTAAAGCAGGAACTCGACAACGTCATCGAATACGATGCGCCCGGGCTCGGCGTGCCGGCATCGGCGTTCCGCACGCAGCAGGCCTCGCTGAAGGAACTGCGCTTTCGTCTTAACGAGGCGCTCGAGCGTCAGGTGCCCGGCTATGCCGAAGCCAACCGCGCGTCCTCTTCGCTCGCTCGCCGCGCTGATGCGGTCGATCTCGGTACAAAGTACCTCGGCGACGGCAAAACAACGGCGTCGCCGGGACGCTTCCTGGACGAATTCGAGCAGCTCGAGGCCGGGGAGCGCATCGCCTTCGCGAAGGGGAGCCGAGGCGATATCGAGCGGAAGCTTGGTACCAAGGCCAACGACCTGCAGGCGTTACGCGGTGAGCTGCAGGGCGAGGGCGGCTGGAATACAGCAAAGATCGCGACCGTTCACGGTGATGACGCGGCCGCGGAGCTGATGCGCACCGTCGAGCGTAACCTCAAATTCCGCGATACCCATCACAAGGTGGTCGAGAATTCGCAGACTGCGCAGCGCCTTTCGGCGGCAGCTGCAATGAAGCCATCGACGCTCAACGAAAATTCCATCGTCACGCCGGCGGGCAACTGGCTGGGCATGGCCTTAACCGCTGCAAAGCGCGGCGGCATAAAAGCCGTCAATGCGTTGACTGAGCGCGCGCAAAATCAAGCCCGCGTGGACGTCGCGCGGATACTGACGGCGCAAGGCCCAGAACGAGATCGGCATATTCAGGCGATTATTGATGCTCTCGATCGGCGCCAGGCAAGTGCTGCAAAGCATTCGGCCGCATCGGCGGGACAGAAGGCGCTGGCCGCGGCGCTGATGGCGCAGATCGGCCGCTGATCTTTCGAAGGCGATCCTGCACCTCAACGATGATCGCCGTCGCGAAGATCGTCGCAAGCAAAGCGACAACGAACGCTGCCAGATCGCGCTGCGCCCAGTGATAGGCGCCCTGCGAGAGCAGCACTCCGAAGAAGACGGCGGCTTGCATGATTTTCAAGGTCATCGCCCGCCACACCTAACCCGATTCCCGCGTTCTTGAAAGGTTCTCTTTCCGAGAGCCGCGCGCCGCTGTGGGGAAAACCGCCTAATGCCCAGTGATAGCAACGGAAATTACTCGCTCCCGCCTGGCTATCTGGCCGAAGTAGGCGAGACGATCCAGCCAAGCCAGCACAATCCGCCGCTCGAGGACATCCGCGACGCCCTGACGGCGCGCCTGATGCGCTCCGGAGCCGCGCCGATGGCCGGCCCGCTCAAACTGACCGACGGCACGGTCGGCGCGCCGGCGGTGATCTTCAATTCCGCGCAGACGACGGGCTTCTACAAGACGGCCACTGGCGTCGGCCTTGCGATCAGCGGATCTCTCATTGCCGAATGGAAATCGACGGGGCTTGAAATTGGTGGCCGCGTGGACTTTGTCACGGAAACGCTGCTGGCTGACAAGGCAGTCACGCTTCGAAAGCTCTACAAGCCGAGTGGTCCCTCGAAGCTGTTGGGTACTAACTCGAATGCCGCGCTTACGATCACCGGGGCAGCGAACAACGGATCTGGGCTGATCCGGCTGAGCGTCGCCGACTCGTCGACTTTCGCGACCGGTCAGAAGAAGACCGTTTTCGATGTCCTGGGCACCACGGAAGCCAATGGCACTTGGACCATCACGGTGGTCGACGCGACGCATATTGATCTTCAAGGCTCTACTTTCACCAACGCCTGGACCAGCGGGGGAACGATCGGCGGTGGCGTCGACGAACTGGGCCTCGGCGCGGGCCTGCAGTTGACCGGATCGACGCTGTCGGCCTCGCTTTCGCCGGAAGGAACGACGCGAAAACTTGCGGTCGACGTCCTCACCAATACGACGTTGTCGGTTACCGCCGACGCCGTGGTCATGTCGGATGGGACCAGCACGCTCACGCGGCCGATAAACTCGACCGGGGTCAATCTCGGGACGAACGGCGGCGTCGACGCGCTTCAGGGCTCGCTCACGATCGCCAGCGGCACGATGTATTCGCTTTGGGCAATCGGGAAGGCAGACGGCACCACGAAGGTTTTGGTCAACACCTCGGACACCGCGGTCACATTCCCGACCGGATACACCTTCAAGGCGCTGATCGGCCATGTGCGTACCGTCTCAGGTTCCGCAAACTTGATGGGGACGAAACAGCGAGGCAAGAAGGTTCGCTATATAGTAGGCCTCGCACAGACGACGACCGGCTTGGTGTTGATTACGGGCGCATCAGGCAGCATCTCGACCCCCACGTGGACGGCGGTAAGCCTATCTGGCCTTATCCCGGCGGCCGCTGTCTCAGTCGTTGTGTCTGTCACCAATAATGGACAGGCAAACGGCATTGCGCTGGTCGCGCCGAGCAATAGCTATGGATCTCCAACGAGTTCGAACCCTCCGCCTATCGTGGCCGGCGCTTCGTCTTCGCCGGCTATCCAGGGGTACGTCGCAGCGATCTCAGAAATCCTGCTCGAAAGCATGAACCTTTACTATGCGGCGACGGCGGGTTCGATGATGCTATTGGGCTGGGAAGAGCCATAGCTGCTCCGGTGACATTGAGGTGCCGTTGGGGAATGCTGTCGGCATGGGGCAGAACCGACATGATTCGTTGCTTGACGCCGTGCGTGGCATCGCCGCGCAGGCGGTTGTTATCGGACACGCCTCTTCGGCCGTGCTTGGCGAGTCGCCATTGAATACCGTGCTGGGCTGGGCGTCATATACGGCGGTATTGGTCTTTTTCGTGCTCAGCGGCTACGTGATTTGCGGCAGCGTCCTGCGGGAATATCGAGTAACCGGGTCCGTGGACACCGTGGACTTCGCCATCCGCCGCATCGCTCGCATCATGCCGCCCTATCTTGCGACCTTGGCCCTGGTTGGCCTGTTTTTTACGATGACCGAGATCGGCCGAGAAATGTCGGCCAGATACGATCTCTCGCTCCTGGGCTTTGTCCGTTCGGTATTCTTCGGCTTTACGAGCCACGATGCTGTCGTGCTCACACCCGTATGGTCGCTGCGGCTTGAGGTCGTTCTCTACGGCATGATCGCCCTGGCCGCAGCCGCGTTCGCCGCAGAGGGGAACTGGCGAACAGTCTGGTGCTTTGCACTCGGCTTGATCGTCACTTTCGGTATGCTTCGCTTAGCCTTCATGCCGACGGCCATCATAACGTTTGCCCTGGGAGGCCTGATGGCATGGGCCAGGCCGAACCGCTCGGCGGCGCTGTTGTCTGCCGGTCCCATGACGTCAGCACTCGCGGCGCTCGGTGCATTTTCTTACACGCTTTACCTAATCCACATGCCGGTGATCCTTTGTGTTTCATCGGGGCTGGCCGGCCAAAATAGGGTTCTGATCTATTTCGTCGCCGTGCTGAGCTCTAGCGCCGCAGCGTTCCTGGTTGCTCGTGTCGTGGAACGGCCGAAAACTTTTGCGGATCTTATCCGTCGCCGCCTAGCGGTGCTTAGACCGCAAGTCTCCTAGAAATCCCGCAGCTTTTTGACAGCCAGCCCCCGCAATTCGCGGGCCGCTTTAGTATGGGGCATCGCATGGAAAACCGGTTTCCGGAATCACTTCGCCGCGTCGGGATCGCCGAGGGCGGCTTTAGCAACGATCCGGACGATCCGGGCGCGCGCACGCTCAACGGAATTACGCAGGTGGTTTACGACGCCGATCGGCGCCGGCGCGGCCTTGCCAGGGTGACGCTGTCGCCTCAGATGATTGGTCATCCGCTTTGGATTGCGGAGCGGGATGCGCTTTACAAACATCAGTTTTGGGACGCGGTACGCGGGGACGAATTGCCCGACGGCGTCGATTACGTCGTGTTCGATGGCGGAGTGAATTCGGGGCCTGTTCAATCTGTGAAGTGGCTGCAGCGTGCGCTGGCGCAGCTCGGCCTATACCGTGGCGCGATCGACGGTCATGTCGGTACCGGCACGCTCGATGCGCTCGCAGCTGTGAATGACAATGATGCGCTGATCGCGTTGATCTGTCAGCGGCGCGTTGAGTTCCTGCGCCAGCTCAAGGGATTTCCGAAGTTCGGCCGCGGCTGGCTCACGCGAGTCGCCAACGTGCGATCGGCCGGCCAGGCCTGGGCGAAGGGATCTGTTGGGCCGGGGCCAGTGTACGCCGACAATGGTCATCGAAAGGCCAAGATCGAAACGGCCAAGCAACCGCCGAGCGCAGCCGTTGGCGACCTGGCGACTGGCGTCGGCACGGCCTCCGGAGTGGGCGGCGGTGCACTGCAATCCGCCAACAACTCCGACGTCGCCGGCACGCTTCTGCAGGCGCAGGATGCTCTGACGCCGTTGTCATACGGCAGCGAGATCATTTCTCACATCGTGCTCAGCCTGGTCGTCATCGGCGCGGTCCTCACGATCGGCGGCTTGGCCTGGCGCTTCTATGCCAACTGGAAACGGGCCAAGGTTGTTGACGCGCTCGATCTCGGCGTCGCGGTGCCGCTATGAGCTCCTGGATCTGGTGGCTGATCGGGACCTTCGGCTTCGCGGGCATGGTCTACTTTTGCGTGGCCTTTCCTTTGACGGCCGTTCTGGTGGGAAAAGCGATCGCCGGCTTCATCCGACACATGCTGCAAACTCGTGTCGGGGTCGCCATCCTGGTGGCGGTCCTGGCGACGATCGCGACGTGGATCTGGCGCGACGGCGTGCTCGATGAGCGCTGGGCCCAGAGATACGCCGACGATAAGGCGCTGGCGGCGACGGCCAGCAAGGCCCGCGACGATCAGATCGCCGAGGACCTCACCAAGAAGTACCAGCCGAAAATCCAGTCCCTCGAGCAACTCTCGAAATCACTGCAGAAACAGGTGGCCGATTATGCGAAGCGCAAACCCGTCCTTGTGGCTGGAAAGACCGTCACTGCTAGCTCTTGCCAGCTTGGCGACGCTGCTGGGTGGCTGCGTTCACGATCTGCCAGCTCTGGCTCCGCCGCTGCGCGTTGAGGTGCCGGAAATCTGCGAGAAGATCCTCGAGCCCGTTGACGTTGTCGAGTTTGGGCCGGCCGATGACGCGGTCGGCGCCTATCTCGAGCGCGACGCCGAGGTGACCGTCGCCAACGAGCGGATTAAGGCGGGGAAGGCCTGCGTCCGCGATCAGCGCCAGGAGTATGCCGGCCATGGGGGTAACTAGAATGTCCACGCGTCCGCGCCTGGCGACAACCAACGAGCGAGTTGCGATCCTCGAGGAGAAAGACGCCAAGACCGACGAACGGCTGGAGTCGATCGAGAAGAAGCTCGATGACGTCTACACGCTACTGATCCAGGCCAAAGGGATCATTTGGCTGGCGACGAAGATCCTGGGCGGGGTAGGCGGCCTGGTGGCGATCGCTGCCGGCACCGTCGCGGTGCTTCGCTACGTCAAGGGTATGTAGCCGCCGCCCATAGCGCACTTCCGGAATAAACATACGCCGCTGGCCCATGGCCGGCGGCGTTTCTGTTTGTGGATCTCCGAAAAGGCCCAGCTGGGCCACGGCCTCGAGGTTTGCCGTCTCGAGCAGCTCGACGTCGTCGGACAGCTTCACGATCGCTTTCGTGATACCGCGCGCGCATCGGCTTTCGAGATCTCCGGAGATCCAGCCGGTGCGGCCGCGGTGGCGGCCGCGCAGCACGCGGACGGTGGTCTTCATACCCTACACGCAACTGACGCCGGCGGCGCCGGCAGGGACTATCCCGCCAGTCTGTCGCGCAACGAGAAGCCCATCAAGGGCCAGATCTCGCGGATCGCGTCTTCGTACGCGAACTTGCGGCCGAGCTCGGCGTTGAAGTTCTCGGCCGACGCCGGCGCACTCTTGCCGATGACGGTAAAGCCGTTCTTCATCACAAGGAGGCAGACTGAGAAGCACTTCAGCGACTGAACCACATCGTATGACGGTGGCGAACCGTCGCCGCCGTTCTCCGTGCTCACAGCGCCCAGCGCCGTGAAAAGGGCGTTAGGACCGAGATCGAACCGCGCCGAGATTGCGCCTTCGATGTCGGCCAGCGTGACGCGTGGTGCGACCGCTACCGCGCCGGCGGCCGCGTCAGTGACTTTGAGACTGTCCATCGTGGATCCTCTGGTTGGCGGACGACAGTTGATCGCACCGCAATTGGGCGTCTTTATTCCGGGCGTGCACCAGCACATCAGTACGTCACCCAGTGTTTCCGCGCCGGCCGCGAAAGATCGCGGTCATAGGCCATAGCCATGGTGTTGCAGCCCGCGCGACCGTCTTCGCGGTAGCCATTCGGCTCATGAAAAACTGTCGGCTTTCGCTTCGGCACAAGCCGCGCCTCGCCGTCCAGTTCGCCAACAGTGACCAGTTCCTCCCGAACAACGTCGTCTTCCTGGACGCGCGCCAGATAACCGCGCATGCGCTGGTTTTCGGCCTCTGAAAGCGCCAGACGCTCCTTGAGTTCGTCGACTGCCTTGCGCGCAGCCTCATATTCGCCGAGTGCGGTCTTGAAGTTTGCCATGCGACTGTCGAGCAGCTGCTGAAGCTCGATGCGCGCCGCGCCCTCAGCCTGTAATGCGGCCTCGAGATGGGCGCGGGTTTTGCGTTTGGCGTTCAAGTTGCGGTCTCCGTGGTGGCTTCCGCGGCGGGAGCTGCAGCGGCCGCGGGGGGCGATGCAGCCGCTGCAGCCTGATCCGCTTCCTGCGCGCCTGGCGCGGGGGCGGCGACCGTGTGATTGGCGAGTCGGCCGGTGAGCTCGGCCGGGCCGGTGCCGGCGGTGACCTGCGCCTGCAAGGCCTCTGTCTTTGCCGCCTGGCCCTTCTGGAAGGGCATCCATTCACAGAACGGCTGCTCGAGATCGATCTCGTCATCATCCTGCAGGAGCGGGACGTTCTGCATGGCGAACGTGGTGCCGTCGCCGCGGAAGACGCCGAGGTTCACTGCGTGATCGCTCAGCACCTTGGCGACGATCGCGGCCAGCGGCTGCGCATTCGGATCGCGCTCGCTGATGTGCGGATGAAACCAGACGATGCGTCCGATCGACGGCGAGATCATGAGCAGCTCCTGCGCTGTTACTTCAGAAAAGCTTGACGGTGACGGCGCCGTAATACTTGCCGCCGTATTGGGCCTCGATCTTCACCACGCCCGTCTCGAGCAGCTTGTCCTGCTGCGCCGATTTCAGGCCTTTCCAAGCGTCGACCTGCAGAATGGGGAAGTCGCCCTTGAACGAGCCTTCCTTTTCGCCGGCGACGTGCACGGTGCCTTTGCCGGGAATCGTCTCTTTGAAGTTTGCTCCGGCGTCGGTGGCCATTGTCTTGAGCTCGGCCTTGATCTCGTCGATCCTGGCAAAGACGGTCTCGTGCTTTTTGTGGATACCGACGAGCTCGCTACAGAGATCGAGGCGCTTGGCCGCGATCCTCTTTTCGGACATCGGTGCCGGTTTGGCGGCGGCGTGGCTCATTGGCACTCTCGGGCTGTGAGTGCCAGAACCTTCCATTGATCGGTTAATTGTTCGTTTCAAGCCTTTGCGACGGCTTGACGAATCCGGTCACTGCGGCCGGTTGGGGTGGGGAAGAGGTCCCTCGTGGTCGAAGACGGCGCCGAGATCCCGGCAGTCGATCCAGCCGCCACAGGCGGCGCATTTGATGAAATGCTCTGCCTCGGCGACAGGCCGGCCGTCGCGCTTTCCGATGTATTTGCCGCGCGGAATCAGACCGGCTTTCGTCGCATCCATGGGCGCTCTCTTTTCATCCTGGGCAGCGCCTTCGGCGGCTGGTGCCGGTTTAGCGCCCTCATGATGCCCATGCGGGCGAACATCGCGGGGCCATCGCCTTCGATGACAACGATCAGCGCGCGCATGGCATCCTCCCACTCTGCGGCCGATTGTTCTGATTTGGGAAGCTTCTCGATGTAGCTGACGGCTTCGCCGATCGTTCGCAGCGGTCGCCCGTTCGGGACCGGGATCGGCGGCTCAAACCGCTTTCGAGCAGGCACAACGCAACTCCACGCAAGGCAACTTGTGGAGTCAACTGCTGGCGCGCACGGCGGTTCCTAGGCGTCCTCGCCATCCGGCAGCAGGAAAACCCGCGTGCCGCTCTCGTCGATCCGGAACCATTTCTGAGCGATCCCGAAATCCCGCCCGGCTGCGTATTCCTCGACGCTTCCGCCAGCGTCATAGATGAACTCGCGGTTGGTGATGCCGGTATAGGTGTGCGTCCCGCCGTCCTTCAGCACAGCGCGATAGATGCGCAGCAGCTCGCGGGCGGCGGCCTCAGGGTTGGAATACGGGCGATTTTCTTTGAATTTCTGGAACGGCTTTTCAGACATCGACCGGCAATATCAGATTCGCATCGTCGGTCATTAAGCGCTCTCGCCACCGTTTGCCGCTTGCCATCTTCGCCTGTACCGATCGGCCACGGTTTCCGGCGGAGTTGCTTTTAGCTCGAGGATCTTCGCCGTCGGTCCATTGCCACGGCACCGCTCGCACCGCAGGCGCGCGGCGATGTTGACCACCTTCGTCAACGGATGGACGTTGAGCGCAGCCAGGTCGATCGACGCGACCTGGCGACAGCCGCCGCAATAGACCTCCATCCAGCCAAAGCCAGCGATGCAGGCCACGCCCATGGACGGGCAGGGCTCGGCCTCGTGCCATGCCTTGAGCTGCAGATTGTAGGCCTTCACGGATTCGATGCAGCGCCGGCGCTCGGCCTCGGCCACGACGACGTCCGGGTTTTCGATGATCCCGGCGACGCGGCGACGATCGTTGTCATTTCTGCGGCTACCACCCATGCCGACATTCAAGCGCAGCCTGAGGCGCTAGGCAAACAGTCCTAGATATAGTTGTGGGTGGCGTTGAGTCCTACAGCGCGTCGGGGCAGGGAACAGACCGCTCGAATCGAGGCTAGAGGATCATTCGCATGTCGATCGAGACCAGCTCACGACGGACCTCGATCTCGTTGAGCTCGCGCTCAAACTCGGCGTTATCGGCGTCCCTTCGGGTTTGCACGATCGGGATCCAGCAAGTGACCTCAATTCCGCTTTCGGTGCGGCCCTTCCAGACGCGCGCCGGAAAGCCGTGTATGTGCTCTATCGTGCCGGTCGCTTCGATGATGAGCTTCATGACTTGAGCCTTTTATCGATGTTCACTTTCGTGTCTGGCCCGATCATGTCGCTCATTGCCTCGAGCAGAATGCCTTCGTTCGGCGCGGCTGTGATGTAGATATCGAAATCGAGCAATAGCTCGGCGCCTTTGATGTGAATTCCGCCCTTAACGCCATCGGCGCGAAGTCGATCGAGATTGGCGTGGGATAGCCCAAGCAAGATCTGGTTGTTCATTCGGGCTTTGATCATGGCGTTGCCGGCTTCGGCTGGTTGATCGTCATCGTGTGGCCCTTGCAGCACTTCGGCCAGCCGGAGCGGAGGCATTCCGCAGGATCCACGCGGCGTGACTTGTTGCAGTGTCGGCACCAGACCAGGCCGCCGGCGAGGGAAGGATGCTTTGTGGCGATTTCGTCATGCAGCGATTGATGACGTGAGAACGTGTGAGCGATGGTGGTCATGCTGCGGCTCCGGATTGTTGCTTGAGGATCTGCTCGCAATAGTCGGCGGTCGACACCGCGAGCTCAGGGGACGCATTACTGAATTGATAGCTGCGCAACGCGTGCATCGCTGCGGTAAGGGCTTTCGTTGTTTCGGCGTGGCCATTGGCGATCGCCGCCAGGCGCGCGGCGAGCTCGGCCGCGCCGGTGCATTCGATCCGGATGGTTTCCTCCTCGTGGCCGTCGATCAGGATCACGGCTTCGTCGAAGTCCGACGGCGTCGGGTCGAGCTCTAGGCGGGGAAGCGCGGCCGTCATCGCAGGAGCTCGCGCGCGGTCGGCGAACGGCGGACAAATTCCCGAAAGTCATCGCCTTTGAAATAGCCCGCTTCCCGCAGCCGTTTGAACAACTCATATTTTGCGGCCGCCGGCGTCGCGGCTTGGATATCCGCCTCGAAACTATCGGCGCGCACCGAATATCGCCTGATCGGTAACCTCAGCTGATTTTTGTTTCGCCGGCTCATGACACCACCCAATCCTGCAGGGAGACCATTCCCTTGCCCGGGTAGGAAATGACCTCTATCGCGCTGAGCTCGCTGAGACGGCCGCGCATGTTGCTGCCGGCAGGCTCCCAGCCGACGGCGCCGGCGAGATCCTCGCGCGTGATCGGCGTCGCGCCGGATTGCAGCAAATGGTTGAAAAGCTGCAGCTGCGGATTAGTCAGCATCGCCTTGATGCTATCGACCAGCGTAGCGCTCATGTCCGGCGCCGGCGCGGCCGCTTGCCCCGCTTCCGTCAGGGCAACGACGCCAGACGCCGGATAGTGGATAAGCCCGGCCGAGGACAACTCGCTGAGGCGTCCCCGCATGTTGCTGCCGCCGACCTTCCAGCCTGCGATCGCGGCGAGCTGGCTGCGCGACGGCTGCGGATGGCCCATTTGCAACCACCACGCCAGCGCGCGCAGAAGGTGCGCCTGGGGATTTGATAGAGAGCCATCACCGCTCGCCGCAGCCGGTGATGATGCGCGCGGCGCTGGGGAAACCGTCGCGCGCGGCGGGGCGGGAGGCGGGGGTGCTACCGCCGGCGAGCCCGATTTCTTGGCGGCTTCCTTCGTTGCCGCCTTGACGTGTTTCGCTGATGCGCGATCGATCACTGATTGGATTTGCGGAACGATAAGGTCGACGTTAGCGACGATCGATTTGATTGGCGTGATCGCCTTCATAATCAGATCCGTGGCCTTTGCGACGTCGGTCACGCCGGCGGCGTAGCCTTCAACCTTGCCGATCGCGCGGCCGCGAGCCTCGGCGTCAGAGACGGTTTTCTTGTCAATCGGCGCGGAAGTCGGCTTTTGCATAATGAGGGATTTCGATGCCAAATCTTTGCGTAATGCGGCGATCGTGGCGCGAAGCTCCCTCGGGTCGTTGGCCTTGGCCTCCTCTACGACGGTCGCGAGTTGCTCTTTGAGCTTCCCGACGTTGAGCGGCTTCAGTTTTCGGTTCTTCAGCTTTTCCCCGCGTTTGGGCTTGCGGGAGCTGTCGAAAGTCACCTTCTTTGGAAACTGGCTTCGTTGCAGAATGCCGTGCGAGGGCAGCCAGACGACACCTTCGCCGATCGGGAAGGTCGGCAGCGAGTCCTTGATAGCTTTGCCCTGGGCTTTGTCTGCCTGACCCTCGATCCAGGCATCGAGCGCGTCACGGTCTTGCGAGGACGTCAGCTTGAATGCCAGTAGGCCGTCGACCTGGCTGAGGACGTTCTTATTCAGCACGGCGGGCCGTTGCGTGATCAGCCAAGGAATGAAACCGCGCAGTCGACCGCGCCGGACAATGTTGTCCATATGGCCGAGCAGCGCTTCGTCGCCCTTCTGCGGGTTTTGTGGCGCGAATAGATCGGCCTCGTCGACGATCAGGTGAAACAGTTCGCCGCCGGCCTTACGGTAAATCGTCTCGAGGAAGGCCACCATAAACCGGCGTTCCGCGGCGCGGCTTGGCAGCTTGCTCAGATCGATGATGCAGCTTTCCGCCATCGTGGCGGCGGTCTCACCGAGGAGAGCCCCAGCCTGTTCGTTGAGGGGCAAATCGGCATGGTCGCCGCCAAAGATCACGACATTGAATTTCGAATCGGTTTTGCCGTCGGCAAGGAGCCGCAGGCCCCACCAGGCGCCCAGCGGATCGATGATGATCACGCGGGCCTTATGAGCGGCCAGCAGGATCTCGACCGCAGTACCGGCGTTGTAGGTTTTGCCGGAACCAGACGTTCCGATGAAGCCGAGCCGATCGTCCAAGGCTTCGCGGGGAATGGGATGTTTCAT